CTTGAGCGTAATGCCATCTTCTGCTGATATGCTGGCACTGATACCTGAGCCCGGCTCTAAGTTTCTAATGTTATTAACGCTGCCTTGCGTATTTAATACTGGTACGCCATCAGCAGCACCGTCTTGTACTAACGAGCCTGTAACGCCTAGTCCGGATACAAAATTTGCATAAGGTATTTTATAGTTAACACCGTTAACAAAGTAATCCATACTGGCATTAGTTAAAACTGTTGTTTGTGCAGGAAATAGACTTTTTTTCCGCCCGTTTGCTCTATTAGACATTTATGCCACCTATGTAGTTATATTGGTATTTCTTTCCAAGCCTATTGCGCCTGTTGTTTCCGCAAGAATTTCAGCCTCTCTGTTAGGATAAAAACCCGATGTTAATCCTTGGTCATCACTTTCGTTTCCAGACCCAACAGATAGAGTAGATGGCATAAAAGAAGTAGGTATGCGTTGACCTATTTTTCTCATTACCTTTAAGCCTTCGGTAGCAGCGGCTATCAATCCGGGGCTAATAGTACCGTTGTAATCAGGAGATACCTCTATAGCCATATTAGCTATCAAGCCTCGTAAAGCTCCTGTTGGAATAGTTACTTCATCACCTAAATTAGCAACTTCTGTATAGCCTAATGTCACTCCGTCAGCATCTAACGACAACATGTAATTGTTCATAGCAAAAATAAAATCTTGATACTCTGATGGTTCAAGTGCGGCTTCACTTGCTTGCACTAAAATACGTTGCAATGATGCTGTTGCGACCTGCGATACTGTAGCCATTATTTATTATTCCTTTACCATTGGGTTCTAGCTTTCTTTTTTGATGCGTTACTAAGCTCTCCATAATGAAGTAAAGGCTTAGAAGTTTTTCCCATCTTAGCGCCACTCATAACCGTACCGTTAGCATGTTTATGTGTTTTACCAGAAAACAACTTGCCGCCTTTGTCGTAATGATTTACATTTTTCATTATTGATACTTCCAACCGATTGATAGAGCATGTTCTACACTATCAGGGTTTACTTCTAGTTCTACACCGCTTGGTTTAGACATTACAAACAAACCGTTAGTATTTAGTAGGTCTTTTTTTTTTTGCTTTTGCTTTGGGTTTAGTTTTTGCTTTCATAGTGTCCATAATATGTTTCCTTATAGTAAAAAAAGGGGCAGCCGAAGCCACCCCAATCTATTTATCGTCCGAAGCCTTGACCAGCAAAGAACGGGTTCATCACACCATAAGCAGGACGGAAATCAATACGCACCTTTTGCTCATTAGCTAAGAATGAAGCACCGCGACTAATACGCATTTGCAAACCATCTTCTGTAGTTGCAATAGTATCAGTGCTGTAAAGTTTCTTCATAGGTACTGAACCTACTGAGAACGCTTGCTTGTTCCAGAACATATTAGGCTGGATAACTTTAGAAGCTGCCCCACCTAGTGTTACTACATCACCAATCGCCAATGCAGAATCAACAGTGTTATAAGCACCTGTTGCTTCAAAGATAGCAGGACCGGTAATTACTAAAGTACCAACACCAGAACCGTTTAGCGTGGCTGCTTGTGTTACTGTTCCTGAGAACAAAATAGTAGCACCTGTTTCATCAAGAATAACCTTACGTGTTGAAAGGTTCAAACGGTTACGACCTGTAACAGTTAGAGTTTCACCAGCAGCAACAAGTAAGTTTGCTTGGAAACCAGTGACTTGAATTGATTGCGTCATTGTGTCTCTAGCAGCAGAGTACGTTGGTGTTGGAGCGTTACTAACAATTGCGCCTACACGATCAGCACCAGCACCAGTTGTGTAAGTTGACAATGTTGTAGCCGACATAACTTTCATACCAGCAAAGTTTTCAGCAATAGTAGCTCTTGAGTTTGCAGAAGCTACTTCAGGGTTTACACCTAAAGAACGCTGCTCAGAAGCTAATGCACGTTGTGTGTACGGATTAACCGCATAGCACCAACCGCCATCTTGAGGAATACCAGTAGAGGCAAGTAAACTACCTGCTTCTGCTATATGATCCCATTTAGAAACACCTGTACCAACAACACCAGCAACAAGGCCAGTATTTTTCATCATAAAGTCAGCAAAGTCTAATTCAAAATCAGTTTTTAAACGTGTTGCCATAGGTGCAAGCAATTGGTCTAACTGATCCATTTTTAACGCTTCGTCAGCTTCATCGTAATCAACAAAAGAAGTAAAGTACGGTTGTACAGTACCCGTTGCTTTACCAGTGATAATAGGATCAACAGTTTTTCCTGAGACATCACCAGTTGCAGTACGTACTGAAACATAGTCAGTAGGACGTTTAAAGTCTACTTTATCACCAGTTGATGGGTTAAATTTACCGTCCAACAATTGAGTGTTCACGTTTTTAGACAATACACGCTCACTGTCGAACTTTTCTAAGAATACGCGAGCCAATTGCCGCGTAAAGTTACTACTAAAATTATTAGCCATGAGTGACTTTTCCTTTATTTATGTATAAGTAGCCCCAGAAGGACCTCTATTTTTAGGTGCTACGCCAGAACCTTTCTGTGTTTCTACAGGGTCAGGTGTTGACGTTGTTTTCTTTGCTAATCCAGAGGCTTTATCTTTAATATCATTCCAAACATTACCCAATGAGATAGCGTTTGCAGTGTTAATAGCATCTAAGGCTTGTGGATTTTGAGCAAGATACATTGTTATCAATGGACCTTGTTCTTCTGCCAATAACTCCATAGCTACATCTTGACGAATACCGTAGTTAGCAACAATATTTGCTGCTTCACCTAATTGTGTTTGGTCTACGCCTAGTTTTATTGAGTTTTCTTTGTACTGGTTGCCTCTTTCATTTACTTGGTTTATCTGCGCTTGATTTTGCTGTTGTCTTTGATATTCCGCTTGTTCTGCTTGTATCTTTATCCCAGCATCATATTGCGCTTTGTCTTGTATAGATTTATCCCTAGCTACCATTTGTTCAGCATAATCATCATCATACTGATCGGGCAAAGGTAAAATCATCGGTTCTTGAGCCACCGCTTCTTTTGCTTTTATAGATGCCAATTCTTGTCTTAAAGACTCGGCTTCTCTTTTATGCTCACGACTTTCAAAGGCTTTTTGTGCAATTACTTTATTGTAATCAACCTTTGGCTCTACAGTCTCCGTAGTATCTTCTTCTGGTGCAGTATCCAGTTCTTCTTCAAGTCCGGCTTCTTGTTCTTCAACAATTTCTTCTACCAACTCTGCATCTGCTTGTGCTTCTTGTTCACTCATGGTTTTTATCCCCTCGGATATTAATTATCGCGAATCTGTCGCGTACAGTTTTTTTAGATTATACACTATTTCTTAATCTTCAGAAGTTGACATAATAACTACTTGTGTTTCTTGGTTTTCCATGTCTTGAGTTTCTTGTTTTTGTTGCAACTCAGCAACGTCTAATGCGTAATCCCTTTGGTCTTTTGTTATCTTTCTTTCCAGCTCTTGAGATTTAAGATTAAACTCAGCCTCTTTAGCCATAGTCTCAAGCTGCAACCTTTCTTGGTCTTGTTGTAACTTAAATTGTGCTTGTTGTAATTCCAGTTGTTGTTGTTGCATTTGCATCTGGTTTTGCTGTTCACGAATCATCATGTCTAGCTTGGCTTTTTCAGCTTCTATTGAGTTCTTATTATTAGCCGCTTGCGCTTTTTGCATTTCAGCTTGAGCCGCTACCATCATGGCATCAGGTTGCTGGCCTGCTGATTGTGCTTGTTGAGCCATCATTTGTTGTTCTTCTTCTGTCTGCTGGTCTGCTGGTATCATTCCACCCGCCAACAACTGCTGACGTTTACGCTCTGCTAGTGTGTCCATTCCCGGAGCATCTACGTTTTTAAGCATTACATCACCAGACATCTGTATTAATGACGGGTCTATCTGTGCCATTTCTAGCAATGCAGCATTACTTTCTTGTTGTCTATTTTGGAAGCTAGCGCCACTTGAACAAACAACATCATAAGAGCCAATACTTAAATCATTCAGTGTTATAGGTTGACCGGTTTGCTGGTCTATAACAACCTGATTTAGTGTCTGAGTTTCTTGGCTACCATCTTCGTTTAATAAATACACTTCTCTTTGTGTGTCATAAACACTTGGGATAGCATCCACTAATATCTTAGCTGTTCTGGCTATGGCTATTTCTTGAGCTTTAAAGTATTTAATTGTGCCAATATCGCCTTTATTCTGTAACTGCTTAATAGCTACACCAGATTGCAATCCGGGGTTATCACCCATATTACTAGCAAACAATCCAGCAGATTGACCAATCATAGTACGCATACCTTCTGATACACGGCTTAGTCCGGGGTTAATCTGCGCCCCACCGTTTTGTTGTGGTATACCGGGGTTTGCTTCATCTACGTTAAAGAATTGAACAGGGTCTGTATTAGTGTTCATAGTAGATAGTTCGTCTTCATGTCCACTAGCTTGCTTAGGTGTCATCCAGTATTTTGCGCGTGGAGCTAATGCCCCTTCTTCTATCTCTCTTGATAGCGAATAGTTCAATACTCTTTGTGGGTCATAGAGCTTTTCTACTACACCAAAGTACAAGGTTTTATCTTCTACGTTTCTAAAGTTACCGTAGGTAGGTATGACGGGTATCATTGAGAATACAGTCTTTTGTTTACTACCTAGCCAGTCTTGTGCATCAAACTTTCTTACATATACAGTATCTTTCATTCTTGTTCGGCGTTTAACTTCTGTCACGCCCATTGCTTCAAGTTCGTCTTTAATGGTGTTGAAGTCTTCATTGTCTTCTAACACTTGACCAGAGGACATCATAATAATGTCGCTTTTTTCTTGTTCAATGTAGTAATACTCACCTACCATAATAAGGTCAGGCTTATTAAAATACGCTGTTGCGTCTCTATCTTCTGATACTGATTGACCTGAACCATTGGGGTATTGTTTTTTGTAGTCCTTAGGGCTTAACCCGCTTAATACGAAAGCAAATCGTGCATCTGATCTATCCCGCTTTTCTGATGACACATCAAACCAGACTCTATCAACGTAATTATGGATCGGCTCTATTACTAGATCTTGATTAAAGCTATCACTGTCGACGTACTTGTGAACTACACGCCATCCATCTATCCCAGCCGTAACCATGTTTCGACCTGCTGCGCTATATATATCGGTGGCATAGCTTAGGTTCTCAATGTTGCGTATTAGCCCGCTTAATATATCGGCTGTTTCCTCTGTCGCTTCACCACCAGCCGGTGAAACCTTGATGGCAAAGTTAGCCATGTCCAACGCGCCCGATACTTGGTCAACAATGGGGCTAGTTAAGTCGAAAGTGTAACGAGGTTTATTATCGTTAGACTCCCAGAACTCCGCTTCCCATTGCCCATCACGCTTGTTCACAAACAGTTGTGCGCTTCTTGCTTGGTTTCGCATATCGCTTTCAGCTTCTTGGGAATTTTGCAAAGCAATAAGCATTTCATCGTGTTCAATCATTTGTTAGTCCATCCTTTAAAGCTAATTTTTTTAGTAGGTGTGCTGGTGGCTTTCTTTGTGGTAATGGCAAAGTAACGTACTGAGTCTGTATAGTCAGAAGTCCAATCATGCAAAGGGTTGTTACGGAATGTTTGCCGCTTATCATCAAATTCAGTCCTGTAAAGTTTTAAGGCTTCTATGCCATCCTTACATTTAACCTTATCGAAGTAGACCTTGGGTAGTAGCATACGTACCGCGTTGATGCCATCGGCTACTGATTGGGATGGGGCTACGTCGAAGTGTACACCTAACCCTGCTGCTATTTGTTTCCTTGATAACCCGCTGCCTAGCTCGCGTACTGCTATATCATGGGGGGCTATGTGCTGCTCGTAGTCATACGGCCTAGATGCTACCTCTTTAATGATGTCAGGTAGTCCGGTAGATTGGAACGCTATACATTCGATTGCCCTCATTTCAGTAGGTGCTATCTGCCAGAACCAAACAACCGTACTATCATTTATACCTAGATCCCAGCTTGTAACCACCTTCATTGCAGGGTCATAGGGTACGCTAGTGATACGCCCTTGCTCTTCTGCATCGTCCATGAGGCCGCCATAGTAAGCCCCACGGATAGCAGCAGAAAATGAACACTCAAACTCCTGCTGATATTCTTCTGGACTCATAGCATTCTGAGCGCTGATTAGCTCACTAGGATTGACTATCCCCGTCTCGCTTGCCTTATGAAGCCGCGCCATCCATTCGTGGTTTTCCTCCAGTTGTGCAAACTCATACAGCGCATGGAACTGATTGTGTCCTACTGGTGTACCGATGAAGATAGCTCTGGAATTGGGTCTATCAGTCATGCTTGGCCTAATAGCTTCTGTCCACACCTTAGGATTCATCTGACTGAATTCGTCTAACACTACCTCATCTACATACCTACCTTTTAAAGCGAGGAAGTTATCCCCACCAAGTAGCTGAAGCCTCGCGCCATTGGGCAGCTCAACGCGAAGCTCTGTCTCATTGTATTTGACGTTAGGTAGTACCGCTGTAAACTCTCGCACGTAATCCCATGCAACTGACTTAGCTTGTGAAAACAAAGGGCATATATAGTAACCTCGTGCGTTCTTCTGTTTTGAGGTCAGTAGAGCTCGTATCAGATGATTTACCGAGAAGACCGTTTTTCCGAATCTGCGGTGCATCACTAAAACATTGAACCTTTTCAATGACTTATGCAACTCTTTCTGCAATGGTCGCGGGGTATAAGGGATGCGTATCTCCATTTACTTCTCATCACCCCAAGTTATACGGACAGTGTTGTCCGTTTCGGCTTTGACCTCCACCGCCTTGAGGTCAGGATTGGTCTTCGCTAACAGGATTTTCGCTGCTTGAACTTGGCTAGCTGTCATGGTGTCACCAGAATCACTAAGTGCATGATTCATAAGGACTTTTAGTAGCTGACCTGACCGGATTAAATCCTTGGTTCTCTCCGTTTGGTTCTTCGTCTTACGTGCGGCCATTTCTTCCCCCTTAACCTCTGTATATATGCAGCATTTATAACACACAAACTCATTT